ATCAGCAGCAGGATTTCGTGATCGGCATCGAGGGCGCGCAGGGCGAAGACCTGTCGAATGTCCGCACCGGCGTCGAATACGAAGTCGAGGCCGCGCCGCCCGCTGTTCCGGGCAGCCCGCCGCTTTACGCCCATCTGATCCAGTCTTCCGGCTTCGCCATGGCCGACGACGCCGGGGATACCGTCTTCACCCCGCTCGATCCGTCGGCGGTGATCCCGGCCTGTACCCTGATGCTGAAGAACGGCGCCCTGCAACAGGTCATCGCAGGCGTGCGCGGCAGCCTCGCGTTCACGGCCGAGAATGGCCGCAAGCCGTTCTTCCGCTTTAACCGCATGGGCCGGTATCAGGCACCCGTCGCCTTCGTGGCCGAGGCGCATGATTTCACCGGATGGCCGCGCGCGCTCGACTGCACGCCCGAGAACATGTTTGCCTATACGCTGGGCGGCACCAAGCTGTGCTGCCGGTCCTTCAACTTTTCGGACGGCCGTCAGCCCATCGTCGACAAATACATGAATTGCGAGGGCACCACGCTGGGGCCGCGCCGACACACCGGCCGCATGACCGTGAAATGGCCCGCCCTCGCCACCAAGGATCTGCTGACCCAGATCCGCAATGGCGTGACCCAACCGCTGATCTGGACGCTGGGCACTGTTGCCAACACGACGATCTCGATCAGCGCGCCCAAGGTCCAGATCAAATGGGCAGGCGAGCAGGACATCGAAGGCGACCTCGGCATCAACCTCGACCTCGTGTTCCTGCCCGACGCCGGAAACGACGAGATCGAGATCCGCTTCCTGTAACCCCGCCATCACTTCGCCAACCGCTTCGACAGAGGGCAGACCATGTTCGTATTCGATCCCGACTTCACCTTTGAATGGCCTGTGAAGGTCCAGCTTCCCGGCGGCGAGGTGACGGAATTCACCGGCCGTTTCCGCATGCCCGAGGATGAGAAAGACATCTTCGAGCGGGTGACCGGCGAGGACACCCCCAGCATGATCGATGCGGCGCGCGCGCGGCTTTGCAAATACTGGATCGGCTGGTCCGGCATTCAGGTGAAGGACGGGGGCGAGCTGCCCTTTTCGGATGCCAACCGCCAGAACCTGCTGAAGCAACGCCCGATCCGCATGGCGGTCGATCATGCGCTGTTCGAAGCCCTGATCGGGATGCGGGAAAAAAACTGACCCGCGCCGCGCAGGCCCTCTGGGGCGGCGCGGCGGTCTCCGACGCCCTGGTCGATGACGTCATGTCAGAGACCGGCGTTTCCCGCGAAGAGGCCACGCGGATCGCCCGCAGCATGATGGGCGATCAGGAGGGCACCGTGATCCTGCCGGAAAGCGAACGCCTGACCATCCGCCTCGCCCTTGCCACGGCCGGACAGTGGCGCATGGCGCCCTATGGCCTCGGCGGGTCGCGGCCCGTCGCCCTCGATCTGACCGCCGTCGATGCCGCTGCCCGCTGGCTTGGCATCGCACCCAGCCGCCACCTGTTCGACGGCCTCGCAATTCTGGAACGCGAAGCGCTCAAAGCCCTGAGGAACCCCCGGTGAGAACCGATATGCGCGCAGCCCTGACCGTGACGGCCGACGCCTCGCAGGTGGTGAGCGAGGCGCGCCGGGGTGCCGAGGCTCATCGCGAATTCAAGCGGGAAGTTGAATCGGTAATCCAATTTCCGGCCACCGATCGTGCAGCGCGGGCCAGCCGGGCATTGGTGCAGGAACAGGAGGCGCTGAGCCGGGCCTTCCGCGACACTGCGGCCGCCAGCGGTTCGATCGATGCCGCCTTCGACGGGATTTCGAAATCGGCCGAAGCCTCCGCTGCCGTCTTTGCCGCAGCGCTGGACCGCGATGAACAGGCGATGCGCGAACTGGCTTCCAGCCTCGATCCCGCCCTGCGCGCGATGGAGCAATTCGAGGCCGCCCAGCTGCGCATTGCCATCGCAGTGGCGACCGGCGCGACCGAACAGGCCGAAGCTGTCCGCATGCTGGATCAGCTGACCCAGCGCTATGACACGTTCATCGCCAGCCAGCGCCGCAACCCGGATGCCGGGTCTGCCCGCGCCAGCGCCGGGGCCTTCGAGGCGGCCTTTGCCGAACAGGAACAGGCGCAGGCCGCGCGCCGGGCCTTCGAGGCGCTGGAGGCCAGCCTTGATCCGCTGGTCCGGGCCGAGCGTGAACTGGCGCAGGCCCGCGAGGTGGTGACGCGCGCCCAGCAGGCCGGGGTGCTGACCGATGCCGAGTCGGCCCGGACGCTGGTCGAGTTGCAAAGCCGCTATCACGCCGTGGTGCAGGCGCAGACCCCGGCCGTGGCGCTTGCCGTCCAGCGGGAACGCGCCATCGAGGAGGAAACCCGCGCGGTGCGCGGGCTGATGCTGTCCGTCGATTCGGCGGCACGGGCACAGCACCAGTTCGAACAGGCACAGGAACAGGTCACCCGTGCGGTGCGGCTGGGGATCATCACCCAGGAAGAGGCCACCCAGACCTTGCGTCTGCTGGAGGCCCAGCAACAGGCCGTTTCCAGAGGCAGCTTCGCCATGGCCGGGGGCATCCAGAATGCCTCGTTCCAGTTCACCGACATGATCGTCCAGTTGCAGGGCGGCGTCGCGCCCTCGGTGGCCATCGCCCAGCAGCTGCCACAGCTTCTGGGCGGCTTCGGTGCCCTTGGCGCCGTGCTTGGTCTGGTGGTCGCGGCAGGTGTGCCACTGATCACATGGTTGTTCGATACCAAGGACGGAATAGACGATGTCGAGACCGCACTTGGAAAGCTTGGCCCCGCCTTTGATGCCTATATCAGCTACACCCGCACCGCCGCCACAGACACGGCCGATCTGACCGAGAAGTTTGGCAAGTTCTCCGGTCAGGTGAAGGGCTTTTCGGAATACATGCGCCAGGTTTCGCTGGGCACTGTAATCGAGGACGCCGGGAAGACTATCGACAGCGCCATTACTGACTTGGAAAAGGTGCGGGTCGCTTATGATCGCGTCGCCAAAGAAAAGGCTCGTTTGCAAGAGCTTCCGGCTGATGACATTGAAGGAATAGTAAAGACACAAGAAGTTATTGCGATCCTTGAGGAAAGCCTCGCCGGTGCCGCTGAGAAGGTGGGTCTCACCGCTGACGAAGCGCTGCGCCTGCTGGACGCCATGCAGGCGGTCAAGGATGCGCGCAGCATGGAAGACATTGCTGCGGGCGCGGGTGAAGCACTGGCGATCCTGCAAAGCATGGTGCCTTTGGGCTATGAACTGCCCGCGACCTTGCGGGATGCAGCGGCCGCGCTGGAGGAGATGCAGCGCCGGGCTGCCGAAGCGAATGTCGAAGTCTCCCGCCTGCCGAGCCTTCTTGGCCTCGCGGTGGATGCCGGGAATTCGGTTGCGGCCGCTATTGACGGGATTGCCGGGGCCGCTGCCACGGCTGCAATGAATGTCGCAGCCATGGCGACGAACCTCTGGTCAGCCGCCCGTGCCAAGGCTGCCGCCGCTGTCTCGGTCGAACAGGACACCGGCGGTCTGAGTGCCCAATATGCGCTCTACGGACAGGGGCGAACGGCTGGCGAACGGCTGGCGCGCGAAAGCAGCGACCTTTACGGCAATGAACCCGTGCTGCCCGTCAGGAAAGGCCGTAGTGGTGGCGGCCGCTCGGGTGGTTCCGGTGGTCTGAACACGGTTGCCAGCATCAAGGGCGAACTGGCCCGGCTGCGGCCCTCCTACGAGGCGGATGTCGAGGCGGCCGAGGCGTGGCGCGACAAGGCGCTGGCTCAGCTGAAGAAGGCGGGCGCGGGCTATTCTCAATATGCCGCCGATGTCGAGGCGATCTTCAAGGAAAAGATGGCTGACGCCTATGAGGCCGATCTGAAGCGCCGCGATGACTGGGCTGCCGGGATCGAGCGGGCGATGGCACAACAGAAGGAGGATATGACCTCCTGGGCCGATTTCTCGGAATCGGTGATGACCAAATGGGCCGAGGCGGGCGAAGACGCCTTTGCCCGCTTCGTGAAGACCGGCAAGGCCTCGCTGACCGACTTCGTGGATTTCGTGGCCGATGCCTTCGCGCGCATGGCCTATCAGCAGGTGATCGGGCCGGGTCTGTCGTCGCTCATGGGGTCGCTGCTGGACGGCATCGGCGGGATGTTCGGCCTGCCTGCCGGGTCCACCGGCGCCGGGGTGTCAGTGCCGACCAATCACACCGGGTCACCGGGCGTCATGCGCAGCTATGCGATGTCGGGCTATGGCGACACCGCCCGGCCGGATGAACGTCTGACCATGATGCGCGACGGCGAGCAGATCCTGACCTCGCGCGCGCTGGAAAACGCCGGTGCCCTGATTTCCACGCTCTCCGCACTGGCTGCCCGGTCGGCCCAGCCGGTGCAGATCGACAGCCGCCCGCAGGTTACGGTCATCACCAAGACCTCGGTGCCCTTGCAGGTCGAACAATCCGAAACCGTCGATGATCGCGGCGGGCGTCAGCAGCAGCTGGTGATCTCCGAAGCCGTGGCGACCGGGTTGCGTGCGCCGGGTGGCGCCGCGCGCCGGACACTGGATCAGGACTTCGGGGTGCGGCGGCGGGGGATCAACCGATGACCTATCCCGTCTGGCCCGATGATCTGCGCCGATTTGAACGCGAGGGCTGGCAGATCCAGCCGCAGAACGCCCGCCAGCGGCGGCAATCCGATGCCGGGCCGCCGGGCTGGCGCCGCCGCTTCTCGGCCGTGGCCCGGACTGTCAGCCTGTCGCTGATCCTGACGCGCAACGAGAAGGCGGTGTTCGACCGCTTCTATTCCAAGGACTGCGCCGAGGGCGCGCGGCTGTTCTGGATGCCCGACATGTCCACCGATGGCTGGCCGCTTCTCGACAGTGCGGGCGTGCCCCTGCTGTCAAACGGGGTGCCGATCCTGCTGTCGGCGCGCTGGCTGTGCAGCTTCGGGGAAGAGCCGCCGGTCGAGACGATCGTCGAACAGGTCAAGTTCCGCAAGATTTTCACAGTGGTGGTGATGCCATGAGACGCCTATCCCTGAACGCCCGCCAGATGCAGGACGCCCAAAGCTCAGATCAGATCTATGTGGTCCTGTTCCATGTCGAGCATCCCGACCTGCCCACGCCGATCCGGCTATCGACCGACAATACCGAGCGGCTGAGTGCCGAGCCTCTGGTCTATGGCACCCGCTCGACCTGGCTGGACGCCGATCCGGTGACGGAGCCTTTCCTGTGGGTCATCGCCTCGGCCATGGTGCCCTCGGATCTGGAAGACGCGCCGGCAGCGGCACAGGTCGTGCTGGAAACCCTCGACCACGAAATCGTGCGCCTCATGCGCAGCTTCTCGACCCCGGCCACGGCGCATATGGCAGTGGTGCTGGCCGATACGCCCGATG